GAGACCTGTAAGGGTCATATCCGTCCCTAAAACGATGAAAACTCCACGAATCATCGCGATCGAACCTACTGCGATGCAATACACGCAGCAGGCTCTTTTGCGATCTTTTCGTGATGCGATTTCAGGAACTATTCTGGATCGCTATATCGGTCTAGACGACCAAACGCCTAACCAACGTCTGGCTCGTTTAGGCTCTGAACTTGGAGAGCTTGCGACACTCGATTTGAGTGAAGCTTCCGATAGAGTTTCATCTGAGTCCGTATCCGTTCTGCTCGCAGACCATCGTCATTTTCATGACGCTGCGTTTGCTTGTAGATCGACGCGGGCCCAGCTGCCTGGCGGAGATGTCATATCTCTCGCCAAGTTTGCGTCTATGGGTTCGGCCATGTGTTTTCCTATGGAGGCTGCAGTTTTTCTTACTGCGATCTTCGTAGGGATTGAACATGACCTAGGGCGCTACCTCACCCCTCGCGACGTTAAGTCGTTTGTGGGGAGGGTGCGTGTCTTCGGAGACGATATTATCGTCCCCGTGGATCATGTGCGCTCCGTGATTGAGAGCCTTGAGTACTTCGGTCTCAAGGTTAACATACGCAAGTCTTTTTGGAACGGTAAGTTCCGGGAGTCTTGCGGGAGGGAGTACTATGACGGAACGGACGTTTCACTGGTCCGTGTGCGTCGTCTTCTTCCCTCATCACGGAAGAACGTTCAGGAGATCATTTCGACTGTATCGCTCAGGAACCAGCTCTTTCTCGCTGGTTTTGAGCTTACGGTCGATCTTCTTGACCGTCGAGTGTCGCGAGTACTTGGGCACTTTCCGGTCGTTGAAGAAAGTTCTCCTGTTCTGGGGAGGCTTACTTTGGACTCTGTATTTACTGAGTCTAAAGTAAAGAATTCCATCCCTATGGTTAAGGGATGGATGATACGGCCCGTTATCCCGAAAAACGAGATAGCGGACTGGCCTGCCCTGCGTAAGTGTCTTTCCTCCTTGGAGGATCGTAACACGGACGTGGTGCCAACCTCGTCCGATCACTTACGACGCTCTGGACGACCCCGAGTCGTCGACATCAAACTCGGGTGGGGCCCCTTAGGTATGCCGTTGGAAACATCGACATAACAAACTAAGGGAGTACGCGCTTCTAAGCGTGTACTGGGGAGATAAACCAAAGAGGTCG